TGCCTGCCTGGGCGAGGGGGATGTAGGCGTATTGGGGCATGGCTATACGTGGGGGACAAGTGGGCTCACAGATATGCCGCTGCTGGTTCCGTTGTTGCCGTTGCCAGAGCTGTCTGCAAGGATAAAGTTGGCCCCAGTGGGGTCGGCGGTGTCGAAGCTATAGCGGGCTACGAGGTTAGCCAGGGCGGTGCTGGGGGGGGTGTTGCCGTTGCCGCTGTTATAGAGGTGAGCCACTTCTGCGGGCGTGAGGGCCTTGTTGTAGATAGTGGTCTCGTCTATAAAGACAAGTCCATAGACATTATTGGCAGGGTCTCTAGCAAAATTGATTGCATTCGTGCTATTTACGCCGTGGGTTTCTGTGCCTGTGCCACCGCCAAAACCAGTGAGCACGTTGTTGATGTACAGCCTCCAGTTGGCACGGGATGTCGTCTCTTTACACAGGACAATATGATACCAATTATTGGCTAGCAACAAACCAGCAGCTGTGGTATGAATGCTCCCTGCCGCAGTCGTGTGGCCTACGGCAAAGGAAAGTCGGTTGTCCGACCCTCTCGCAAAATAAATACCCCTAAAAGGGCTTCCGCTGTCGCGCTTGTAAATTATAACCTCGTTAGTTAGGTTATTCGGAGTTAAGAACCAAAAGCTATATGTAAAGTCTCCAGTGCCAAAGTTGCCCACGCTGGCATTATTTAAGATTGCCGTATCGTTGACCTTGTCAAATGCCCACGCGTTGTTAAATCGCAACGGCAGCTCAAACGGGGGCAACGGCACCACGGGCGGGGTGGGCGCGCACGTCAAGTCCCAGCCACGGATAGTGGTAAACGGCACGCTGCATATATCCGCAATGGGGTACTCGCACGCACACTGCACGTCCGTCCGCCGCGTCACATAGGCATCCAAGTACGTAGTGGCCACCACGCGCAAGGGGTATCGCTGCTCACACCGTGCCGTCACCGTTATCACGCTGTCATCTTGCCGCTGCGTGCCCGTGGCCATGCCGTACTCCACACGGCACCCGCTTACTTCGCCCACTAGCCAGAACACGCCGTTGGCATCCTCCGCAATGAACACCATATCCCCCGCGTGGTATAGCTGCTCTGCCTCCGCACGGCTGGCTTCATCTGGCAGCCAGATACGGTACTGTAGCTCCACGTCGTGCTTGCGCGGGACCACGCCTTGGTGGGCAATGCCGTAGTTGCTCTCTGCTGTCCAGTTACGCCCAAAGCGCTGGCGCTGGCTAGCCCATATACGGCGGATGCCGCCGCGTGCGGGGCGGTGGCAGTCTAGGTTAAGGTTGGTGTAGTTGTTTGTCATAAGCGCACCCCCTGCACTGTCTCTATCACCTGCCACGCGGTGCCGTTGTCGCCTTCTAGGGCAAACAGCCACTCGCCTGCATCCATCGGCTCCACCGTAAACCGCACGTAGTTTTCACCTGTGGCATAGGTGGCCATGATTACCTCCGTGCCGTCCTTGCGGTATGCCCGCACACGCAACGCCACAAAGGCCGCCATCTGCTGGGTGAGGGCATAGGCAATGTAGGCCGAGGTATCCGTGATGCTCATAGCACAAATATACGCATTCGCGCAATAAAAAACCCCCTCAAAAAGAGGGGGCTTCCCGTGCGGCAATGAGTTGGGCGATCATGCTCATTTTTTAGCCTAGATAAAACACATCATTGTCTCGCCACTTAAGCGACTGCTCGCCTTGTAAGATTTCTGCGCACACGCGTTGCGCATAAGGCGCTGTATAGTCTGTCCGCTCTTTAATTTTTCGCGCGCCCTCTCTTTGCACGCTAGCCTTTGACTTGGCGGCGAACAAAACAGTACGGAAGCGATTTTCGCGGGTAAATACTTGCGCTTCAAAAATTTTGAAGCCTTTTGGCAAGTTAGTTTTTGGATAAATCGTGGTTTCCATTTTGTGGCGGGTTATTGGTTAAGATTACGGAACAAAGATAGTGCACCATAGTATGCGTGTCAAGTGCTAGCCTAGCTTTTCGCAAAGTTTTTTTTGGTCCAATAAAAAACCCTACGGCTTTCGCTCGCAGGGCTATAATCTACCTAACCAATACCCACGAAGTGGGACATGAGACTGCTAAGATACGGGCTTATTGCTATCGTTGATAGCGCCGTCGTCAAAAAAATCGTCTCTCTTGACACGCAACAGCCTAGCTAGCCACTGCAACGGCCCTATATTGGGCCATAGCGCGCTAGCGTTTTCAAGAATGGACACGCCCTCAGTAAGCGCAAGGCTCGTAAACACTAGCCCCTGTATCCAGTCCTTGACGCTGCCGTCGGGCACCGCCATTGTCACCAGCAGGCTAACCTCAATCAGGCCCAGATACACCAGCATCTTTACCACTATGTGGCTTAGGCGCTTGCTGTTGACCCGTTCCTTGCGCCTGACAGCGGCGGCAATGCCCGTCACCGTGTCCACTATCACTAGGGCTGTGACGGCAAACACCTGCCCGCCGTCGGGGATCAAGCCATGTGCTTGCATCCACATAACTAGCGGCCATGTGGGCAGCGACAGTAGTGCCGCTATTTTCAGCTCGTATAAATCAAATACTTTCATAAGGTGAAGGGTTAAAAGAAAAGGGGGCAAGCCCCCCTTCCTATCTACGACTCAAAAAACCTACGGCGCTACGGGGATGGTCAACGCTTTGTCCACCACCTTGCGAGGGCCAGGCCCTACGAAGTTCAGCGTGTAGCTCGCAATGTCTTCAGGGTTGACACCCAGAGTGGCGGCGGTGCCGTCGGTTGCGCGCTCCATCCCTGTCAGTGACCCCGCGCTATCGACAAAGCCCAGCAGGTAGCGCACGCCCCCTTTGGACTCGACGATAAACACAAAGTCGTTGTTGGCAAAGGCCAAGTCTTGGAAGAACTTGACGGCCTCTGCTGCCGCGTCATCACGGGCGGGGTCGTCGCTGAACATGCCCACTTGGAAGGTTAGCGCCTCTTGCAGCGCACCGCTAGGCAGCTGGCTGCCCACCACGTCAATAGTGCGGGTGATAGCTGTCAGGGTGCGAAAGAAAGACGCGCCGTCCATAGTGATGCCTGTGACGATACCCGTGTAGCTGTCCACGGTGTAGCTAGCCACCTCGCAGGCATGTGCGAAGTAGATAGTGGTTACCGCCCCACCAGGGGCACGGAAGTTGCAGCTCTCCACAAAGGAGTTGGCTGCTTGGCATGGGTTACATATCATAGTCTTCTGTGCGTTGAGGGTTACGGACGGTAGTACACAACGTTTTCATAGCGCAGCACGTCGATGGCAGTGGCTACGCGCAGGGCGTAAGACCAAGTGCGCTTGGTGCTGTACTGGCTGTTGTCGATGATCTGGATGCCCGTGGTGTCGGATTCCAGGTCGAAGAACACGGCCACGTTGTTGCGGGGGGTGGCCACGATGGTGTTGTCGGGCAGCTCGTTCTGCACCACAATTTGAGTGTTGCCCAGATACACGGGGGCCACCCCTTCTTGTGGGTTTTGGCGCTCCCACCAAGTAACGCCGTTTACGGCGATGGCTTGGCGATAGGCACGCATCACATTGGGGGACACGTTGTAGACCATCGCACTGTCGGGCTCGGCGTTGAAGTCGAGGTAGCTAGGGGTAGCGGCCTCTACTTTTTCAAACTCTTCCAGCACGTTCAACTTGGTGATGGCGGTTCCAGTCACGGGGATGACGCTGCTGTTTTCGTCAAGCTTTAGCAGCAGGCCGTCGCACAACTCCAAGTAGGAGCGCTCCGTGCTCACGTAGTAGCCCACGTTACCGTTCAGCCACGTGTCGTTGAGCTGGGTGCGGAAACGGCGGGTCAGGATGTCGACAATGGTAGCCACCAGCAGGCTATCGTCGCTCATTTTCTGAGCCGTTTGGCCCGCACGGTACTGGAGTTCGCGGTACGTGCCCACAAGGTCGTCATGGCACAGCTCGCCGTACATGGCAAGGCGGCACAGGTCTACCTCACGCTGGGTCAGGCTCTCCGTGTTGGCAGTGTCGGGGTTGCAGCTTGCGGCTACAATCTTGGCAGTGCTGCCCACGTCATGCCACACGGCTTTGCTTTTGTAGCCCTCAAGGGTACGCCAGCCTGCCCGTTGTGCCACGGTGCGCTCAGCAAACAGCGGGCGTATCAGGAGGTCTTCTGCCTCCTTGCCGCTGTAGTCGATGTTTACTTTTGTCAGGGAAAAACTCATTTTCTTACGTTATGATGGTGATGTACTTACTTGCGGTTGGCTTTGAGTGCCTCCAGTGCGTCCACGTAGCTCTGCTTTTTGTCCACAGCCTTACCCGCAGGGTCTGCTGTTTCGGGCAGCGTCTGCTTGCTGGACTGCATGGCCTTTTTGAGGGCGGCAATCTCAGCCATGAGGGGCTTGGTGGCAGCCTCTAGCGACTGCTTGATAGCGGCCTGCATGTCGGGTTGTGCCTGCACGGCGGCCTCTTTCTCTTTGTCTGCGTCTTTGTTTTCGCCTTGCTCTACCTCTTCGGTGATTTCGGCGGGGACGAATTGCAGCATGCCGATGGTGGCACCCGTGCTGTCATACACGGGCATGCCTTCCTCGGGCAGCATAAGGGGGATGCGTTCTTCCCCCATGTCGATAAATACTTCCATAATGGCGTTTTGGATTTGGGTTACTTTGGGTTCGTCTGCCTGCATGATAGCGCGGACAGTGGCCTGCACGGCCTTATACACTAGCTTGCTCAGGCTGCGCTTCGCTTTGGGCTTGGGCGTCTGGACGTACTCCTGCCAGTAGCTATCATTCTGGACGGCCACGGTGACCATCCACGTGCCAGCGGGGTAATCCATGCCTAGGGCTGCGGCTTTGTCTTTTGCGGGGTCTTTGATTATCCAGCTTTCCACTATGTAGAGGCCGCCAGGCTCCGAGCCGTGCTCATGATTGACTGCCCTGCCAATGCCACGGATGTTGGCCTGCTCACTTATGTGGCGGATTACGTCCGCGCTGTAGCGGGTGTAGACGGGGGTGCCGTCGTTGGCCTGCCCACTTGCCACCAGTTGGTCAGGGATAGCCAGCGGGCCAGTGAGGCGGCGTTCTTCTTGCGCGGCCTGCACTACTTTGGTGGGGGCGCTGTACTTCACGAAGTCCGCCTGTATCGCGGGGCTCTTCACCAGCCCTAAAGCAAACACGCCACTCAGGCGCTGCTCTGCGGGGTTGTCCGCAATGATGGCATCGTAGATGATGGGCTCTACAATAGGCGCGTTTTTGATGTCGTCCATGTGCAAAGTTTACACAGGCCCGCACAAGGGCGTATCTTTTTTTGCCTACTTTGGAGGGAAAAGCTTGCGCCCTAAAGAGTAGCCTGCTCCCGCACCGTCGCCACCCTATCCGCCACGCTTACCACCTCCCTTGCGTCCACAACGACGGGGCGGTTAAGCACGGCGGCTAGTTGGCTGTTGATATTATCCAGCCTAGACGTAACCCCGTCAAAGCCTGCGGGGGCATCCCCGCCCCCTACCACGCCGCCCTCTGCGTAGCTGCCCCGTTGGCGGGCGCTCTCCAGCATGGCCAGCACGGGGGCAAAGTTGGGGCTTTCCACCATAGCCTTTGGTGCTACCCACTCTCCTGCATGCACAATACCTGCGGGCTGGTACTTGCCCCCGTCCCCTGTGTATCCACCCTCTGCAAACTGCAGCACCCAGTGCGCCTGCGGCTATGACAAAGGGCGTGTTAAATGGTGGGGGCGGCACGTTGTTTGCCAGCGCATTCACGATAGCCAGCGACGTGCTTATGCCCGCCTGTATGATGGCGTTCCGCTTTTCGGCCCGTGCCCTGCGTAGCTGCAACTGCTCCCCCCGCTTTTTCAGCTTTTCCTTTTCAGCCTCAATGCGCTTTTCTTCCTGTAACGCGGCATCCCGTGCGCCCGTCTCTGTCTCTAGCGCCCGCTTGATAGATTCGGCCTGTGCCGTGTCCGCTTCTGCCAGCTGGCCTGTTAGCGCCCCTATGCGTGCGCTGGCTTCGTCTGCCCGCTGGGTGGCTAGGGCTAGCCGTTCATCTGCCGCCGCTATCTGTGCGTCCAGCGCTTGCACCTGCCGTGCGTTGAGGTTGGCAAACACTTGGTCTATCTCTGCCCCTAGCTGCTCCGCTATGGGCCTGAATATGGCAACCGCCTCGTTGAACCGTGCCAGCCCTTCCTCACTGTCGATGCCTAGTATCTTCAAGACGGGGCTATCCCCGCGTGCGGATATTTCGCTAGCCTTAGCGTCGGCGCTGGCATACAGCGTCTCTAGCTGGTCGTTCACGCGGGCGTTGATGGCCTTGGCCTCAGTGTCGCTAGCGCCCCGCAACAGCTCTGCCCGCTCGGCCTCCAACAGTGCCGCCTCTTGTGCGGTGGCTTCACGGATGGCCTGCGCCCGCGCCTCGAATGTGTTACGCACATCATCACCTGCCGCCTTGGCCCTATCGCGCGCGCCTTCTAGCTGCACCTTGCTTAGCTCTACCTGAGCCTTGCGTTCGCGGTCTATCGCATCTTGCAGGATCTCGCTTGCCTGCCTTGCCGCTTCTTTGTCCTGCGTTTGGCGCTCCTTGAGTTCGGCCGCCCGCTTAGCCTCAAAGTCCGCCCGCACTTTAGCCACGGCCTGTAAGCCCTCCGTCTCTGCAATGCGTAGGCGCTGCACGTCAAACACGGCCCCGTCTATGGCGGCCTTGCGCTGTTCTGCTAGTAGCGCGTTCAGGCGTATCTGGTTCTCCAGTGCCACCCGCTGCACTTCTGCTTCTTCCTCCGTGCCCGCTATCGCCAGCTTCTGCAAGGCTAGGGCGTTGTTGGTGCGCTCCGTCTCTATGTCAATGGCCTCCTTAGCCTGCTGCTTGCGCAAGTCATTCAGGCGCGTCTCTGCTGCCAGCACGTCGTTCTGTGCGGACAGTTGTTCCTCACGCAAGCCTAGCACCGTTTCTTCTGTGGCCTTAAGGGCGATAGCGCCCGCAAAGCTATTGGTGGCGCGGATGTCTGCCAGCGCCTTTTCGGCTGTGGCTAGCTGGTTGGCAATGTCCGCCGCGAACTCCTGCGCGTCGGTCAGGTCCAGTTGCGCTAGCTGCAAGTCCTTGGTGGCACGGCTGGCACCGCTGGTCTCTATGGCGTACTGCTTTTGCGCAAACGCTAGTTCGTCAACCCGCTCCTGTAGGGCGTTGGCCGCGTCCCGTGCGGCTATCTGTGCCGCCGCGTTGTCGGTGGTTTCTTCCTCACTGTCGGCAAGGATGGCTATAAGCGCCGCCCCCGCTGCGATTAGCAGGCCGATAGGGCCAAGTGCCGTTTTCACCGCTACCCCTAGCGCCTTGGTGGCTAGCGTGGCTGCGTTGGTGACCGCTATCTGGCTGGTCTGGGTGGCTATGGTCTTGATTAGGGCCGCTTGTTTGGCTAACTCCACCGCCCCTGTGATGGCCCCGCTCAGCGCTACGGCCTTGTTCAGCTCCAACAGTACGGCCTTCACGTCTTCGTTGTCGCCCGTGTAGGCCTCTACTGCCGCGCTTGCCTGTGCAAATGCCCCCACCGCCGTGCCTGCAAAGCCTAGCAGCTGGGTGTTCTGCTCCTTGAGGGTCAGACTAGCCGCCGCTAGTTGCCGCTGCACCTTTTCTAGCCCCTCGTTCGCGTCGATGTACGCCTGCGTGCCTATCTTGGCCCCGTCCAGTTCGCCTTGCAGGAACTTCAAGCGCTGATTCAGGTCATCAATAGAGCCGCTGTCAAAGCCGCCCACCTCTGCTGTGAGTAGCCCCGCCGCTTCTTTGGCCCCTTCAAGGTCTTCCTTGAGCCTGTTGACCTTAGCCTGCGCCGCAAGGAACGCGTCCGACCCTATCTCCAGCTGTTTCAGTTCACGCTGTAGGGCTTTGAGCTCTGCCACACTGCCCGCCACGGGGGCGTTGG